TCGTGTCGTCGCCCATGTTCGCGCCGTCGTTGATGCCGGACACGACGATGTCGGGCAGGTGATCGAGCATGCCGGTCACCGCCAGATGCACGCAATCCGACGGCGTGCCATTGACATAGTAGAAACCGTTGCGCGCGCGGCGCAGGATGAGGGGGCGGTCCAGCGTAAGCGAATTGCTGGCGCCGCTGCGGTCGGCCTCGGGGGCCACGACGGTCACTTCGCCGACCTCGCCGAGCGCGCGGGCGAGCGCCTCGAGGCCGGGGGCAAAGTAGCCGTCGTCGTTGGACAACAGGATGCGCATGAAAGGCTGCGGAACGAAGGTTGCGACCGGACGCCTGGGTGCCGGTCGAGTGCGCCGGAGCTGCGGCCGGATTGCGGTCCGGATGTCGGCGACGCACATGGGAAAACGGCGCGAGGCCTTGCCGTCAGGCTTGCCGGCACACCGCCGCACGCCCAGCCGGAGCCCCGCGAAATCAGCCGCGGACTATAGCACGGCGCCGCGCACAGCCGTCCGGACGCATTCAGAGCACGCCGACGAGCGCGGAGATCACCAGGATGCAGACCAGGTTGAGCAGCAGCCCGCAGCGCATCATGTCGCGCGCCGCGACGGCGCCGGTGCCGAACACCAGCGCGTTCGGCGGCGTTGCGACCGGCAGCATGAAGGCACAGGACGCCGAAATCGCGGCGGCCACCGCCAGTCCCCGCGGATCGAGGCCGACATCGGGGGCCAACGCAACGAGCAAGGGCACCAGCAGCGCCGCGGTCGCGGTATTGCTCACCAGCTCCGTCAACATGACCACGAAGGCCACCACGCCGAGCACGATCAGCCAGCCCGGCGCGTCCGCCATCACGCCCAGCAGACGGTCGGACAGATAGCTGCTTGCACCGCTGCTTCCGAGCACGGCACCGAGTGCGAGCCCGCCGCCGAACAGCAGCAGCACGCCCCACTCGGTCTGCCGCTCGACGTCCTTCCACTCGACCGCCCGACCCGCCACGAGCGCGATCAGCACGATCAGCGCAATCAGCGCATCGATGTCGCCGGCCACCCCGAGCAGGCGACCGAGCGGCGCGCCGAACACCCAGGCCAGCACCGCGCAGGCAAACACGACGAGGGTCAGAAGCGCGCCAGGTGTCCATGCGTAGTGTTCTTCCGCTACCACCGGCGCATCGCCGTCGACAGGTGGCCGCAACAGCAACCACAGCACACCCACCATCAGCGGCAGAAGCAGCAGCACCGCGGGAATGCCGAAGCGCATCCACTCCGCGAAGCCGATTCCGGCCTGCGCCGCCGCGATGGCGTTCGGCGGGCTGCCGACCAGGGTGCCGATGCCGCCTATGCTGGCGCTATAGGCGACGCCGAGGAGTACGAAGGTGCGCTCGCGCACATCCGCCGTGGCGGGCAGCAGTCCGAGCGCCAGCGGCAGCGCCATGACAGCCGCCGCCGTGTTGCTGATCCACATCGACAGCGCGGCAACGAGCACGAACAGCAGCAGATGCGCACGCAGGCGGCGTCCGCAGGCAAGGGCCATTACACGACGTGCGAGCAGACGATCGAGGCCATGCCGCGACAACGCGGCGGCGAGCGCGAAGCCACCGAGGAACAGGAAAATGATGGGATGGGCAAATGGTGCGAACGCCTGCTGCACGCTCATCAGACCCGACAGCGCCGCGCACACCGGCACCAGCAGGGCAGTGAGAGTCAGCGGCAGCGCCTGGGTCAGCCACAGTGCGCCGATGAACACGAAGATGGCCAGACCGGTGCGCAGAGCGTCATCGGCCGGACCAAGGACATAGATCGCCAGCGCGATCAACGTCCCCGCGACGCCGCCGGTCATCTGCGCGGACATGCGCATGGGCTTCCTCCGTGCCGGGCAGCATGACGGCGCGCTCGACAACGCTCCGCCGCAGTGACCGCCAGAAAGCAAAAAGCCGTTCCGGAACGGAACGGCTTGAGCAGATCGGCCAGTGCATCAGCACTGCCGGAAACAAAACAAATGGTCGGGGCGGCGGGATTCGAACTCGCGACCCCTTGCACCCCATGCAGGCTGACCGCATGGAAGTGCTTTAGAATCAACCACATGTGCCGGCGCTCGCCACGCGACCATGTGCAACAGAGTGCAGTTTCGTGCAGCGCTGTCGCGCAAAAGTCGCGCGCTCCCTTGCATAAGATCGCCCAGCGTCACGCGCTCCCAGGTTGATACGACAACCCGCCACCGTGCGCATCCTCCTCACGTGCCTCGGCGATAAGATCCTCTTGAACTGGGTCAGGGTCACCGCCGCCCGCAATGTGGGCACGGTACCAGCTGGTGAGCAGGCCGGACAGCGCGTCTTCGGAGCGGATCATGAAATAGTCGGACGGCAAACCGTTGGCTTCGCAGATGCGCTCGATCACCGCAACGTCAAACGACACGTCACCCGTTGCCGGGTCCCGGGCGAGTTTGAGGTCAGAGAATTTCAAGCCTTCGGGGATGCCGATGGCGATGTGTCTCGGGTCCATGCTGTGCGCCTCCACGCGCTGTACGATCCAGTCAGTGAGCCGCATCCCAGCGGCCCGGCTCTCGCGTACCCAGCGCGCCTTCAGAGCGGCTGGGACGCGCAAGTGAATGAGGGCGTCAGACACGGGCAGCCAGGAAGCCGACGTACTCGCAGCCGGCGATAACGGCGTTTATGGTCTCTCGATCTTGCCCGTCGATCACGATCGGGACGGCCTCTGACCCGCTTACGTCGGCACGATAGACGTCGTATCCGGTGTCGGTGGTGCGCGGGTTGCGCGACAAAAGTTCGTACTCGCGCTCGTGCTCGCCGATGGATGCGTCCAGTACAGCCGCGACCTCAGCCGGCGTGCCGGCGACGATGCGACCGTCAATATCGGCGCTGTCGCCGAAGATGTAACCGGTGAAACTGTCGATGAAGATGTAGCGGGCCATGATGTTGCTCCTCTCAGGACTCCCGGAACCGCCGGGGCGGATGGTGCAATGAAAAGGGCCGGGTATCCCCGGCCCACACGTTACGCAAGCAGCTTGGATACAGCCGCGACGGCGGCGACCACAGCGGAAACCATCGCCACCGGGTACCAACGCGCTTCCGCGTTGATCTTCACGGTCTCTGCCATCAGCTTCGCAATTTCAGCTTCCGTCTTGATGGTGTCCAAGGCCTTCTCCATTTGATCGTTCTCCTGTCAGGATGCCCGGTTCCGCCGGGGCGGTGGTCAGCAATGCGCTGTCCATGGACTGAATAATACACGATTATTCGTTTAGTGCAACCTCTTTTTGCGTGATTTTTTCCACCAGCGCAAGCGTTCGCCGGCAGCGGGAAAGGACGTTGCTCACGGCCTGCGGCGGCACACCCACGCGCGCAGCGGCCTCTTTCAGGGTGACACCCTCGACCAGCACCAGGCGCGCGCCTTCGCGGGGCGCTGCGGACCGCGCATGCAGGCGCGTGAGCGCTGCCAGCGCTTCGAACTGTTCGTCGGTCATGCGGGGTTCCTTTCGTGCCACTTCACGGCCTCGCGGCACAGGCGCTGCAGCCGCGCGACCAGGTCGTGCAGGGGCACGCCGCGGGCGAGTTCAGATTCCTGAAAGACGGACAGCGTCTCGGCGGACACCTGGGCATCGGTGTATCCATCGCCGCGCGTGATGATGAACTCGGCGCCCGACTGGTGCCGCAGCCGACCGGGCGAGATCCTTGACCATGCCCGGTGCCAGTTGTGATGCTTACCGGTCACTGGGGCAGGACCAGGAGCGGGGCGCGACGCTTCGGATGGTGAAGCTCGAACACGCCCGAGCCGATCCAGTGCTTCAGCCCGAGGTCTCGGGCGAGGCCAGCCAACACGAGATTGCGAGGGCCGAAACCCATGCCTGACGTGTTCCGGTGTGCGTTGCTGTAGACGGTGACCTTTTGCGCGATTTTCATGGTTCCTCTCCTCAGAGAGCCGGGGATATCCCCGGCGTGATCGACTTCAGCCCTCCAACTGCCGAAGCGCGCGATGAACAAGATTCTGCCAACTGTAATCCACGGGCGCCATCTGTGAATCCCGCAGCGGGCTACGCGCGTAGGTGCCGCCACTGCGGAACTGCTCGACCGTCGGGCGATCCTTGTCGCCATACTGCTCCGCGACGACAGCGATGGCCTTTTCCACCAGTGCATCGCTGTGGGCGCGATCCTCGAAAATGTACTGGACGCTGCCGAACAGATCGTGCCACACGTCGCGACGATATTCATAGCAGTCCGTCATGCCGTCGAACCGGCCGGCCTCGAAACGTGCAATCGCTTCCGTCACGGCCTGCGCGATCGGTCCATCGGTCCACCGAACCCGAATGGCTGAACCATCGCAACGCACAGAGAACTTGACCTTCGGGAAGGTGCCTTTCAGTACCTTGCGAATGTTGACCGCGGCGACCTTGGAACCCTGGCCCCGCTCGAAATCGGGGTACTGCGCGTCCAGCTGCTCCCGCTCCGTATCGCGCGCCTTCGCCTCTTCGCGTTCCTTGGCCCTCGTCTGCGCATCGCGCAGTGCGGCGGCCGTGTGCAACTTTGCAATGCTGTCATCGCTCAGCGTTTCGCCCGTGACGATGATGCGTACAGCGCAGCCGCGGCGGTTCTCGGGGCGCCCCATGAGCGCTGTCGGGAATTGCGAGATACGACGGCCGTCCGACAGGATCATGGACGCGTACTTGCCGTCTGACGACACCTCGACGATGCCGCCTTCGCCCGGCAGGTTTGCCATGTCGCCGGTGTAGTCGACAGCGGCACCGACCAGGAAGAGCGCTTGTGCGGGGGAAATGGATTCAGGGCGAAAAATCATGATGTATCTCCGTAGAGAGCCGGCTTCCGGCCGGCGTCGGATGAACAGCAGCGCGCTGTCCATGAATCGAATAATACACGATTATTCGTTTATCGCAACATGAATTTGTAACAGGCGCGCTTGCCCTAACAACTGTATATCCATACAGTTTCCGGATGCGTTGCAAAGTCCACCCCAAACTAAACCGCGGCATGCACATGCCCCGGTCGTGGTACGTCCGACAGCGGATGATGCCCGGCATGCTGATCATCAAGGACATGCGCGACCAGGTGCGGAAGCGCCACGTGCGCGTGGCGCGAGTGGTGGGCGATGACGGGGCCGATGTCCTGCTGCCGCTCTACGGTGCCGAGGTGATTGCGGTCAACGCCGACTGGATGGTCATCACTGGCATCGAGCGGCATGAGGACGCCGCGCAGGTGGTGACGGAATACGCTCAGTCGTGGTGGGTGGTGGTGTCCAATGCTGGCCCGTCCGACTGACAGGACGCACAGTTACACCGCTGGCGATCGACGGACTGTCGGCGCCAGGCGCTGCGGTCGTCCCTGACGCGGGCGATCGTGGCCAGCAGCCGGTAGTGCTCGCGCGCCAGCGCGAACAGCGCGGCGGCCTCATCCGACCGATAGCCCGAGCGGAACAGCCGGGCCGCGAACGTCAGGGCGTCACGGACGCGCATCCGGTGGCTTCAGCGCGTCGTAGGCGCGTTCGCAGGCTCTGCCGGCGATGTGTGCTTCGTCAGCATGTCGAGCAATTCCTTCCGCAGCCTCGTCAAGCCGGCGCTGCACGTCGGCGAGCAGATCGGTGGTGCTGTCGGCTGGCGGGCTGCTGCCGGCAGGGGTGGAATCGCTGGCGGCGGCACGACAACCGGCGGTGAGGGCTGCGATACGCCGGCGCAGGCCGACACCAGCATCGGCAGCGCCAGCAGCGTCAGCGCGCGCGCGATCGCGGTCGGCTTGTGTTTCATTCAGGATCTCCCAGAGTGCGGAAAAGCGGCGCGTTTCTTCGGCGCGGGCGGCGGTGACGGCCTCGCGGGCGGTTCGCTCCAGCGCGCCCAACTGCTGCGCGTGGTCGCGTTGCGTGCGGGCGTGGTCGCCCTGCTCAAGCGCGAGGCGGTAGGTCTGCATGCCGGCCACGGCGAGCGCGGCGAGCAGCAGCCAGGGGAGCGCGCGGGCGAGCATTACGCCCCCTGCTCTGCCAGGCATTTCGCGTGGCGTTCCTGCTGCCGCGTCCAGACACCCGGACATCGGCGGTTTCCGGGTGTCGAACAGTCGAAGCCGGCGGCGAAGCGGTACCGGAGCAGCGCGTCGCACGCGGCGCGATAGTCGCCGGACAGCAGAGCCCGGCGCATGCTGCTGCTTGACCAGGTGGACGCCCCGTACTGATAGACGAAGTCCATGTAAAGGTCGTACTCGCCCTGCGTGAGCGCAACATCGGGCAGCGACGCACGAAACGCGCGCTCTTCGCGGCTCAGGTGCGCGTGCATCGTCATCAGCGCGCGCACCGGATCCGTTCGGTCGCCCATCTTCACCGGCGTACCGTCGGCCTTGAATGTGCTACCGAAGCCGACCGTCGGCCGGTCGTCTTTCGTCGGAATCATGGCCTCGCCGACGTAGCCTTCGCCCACCGCCAGCGCGACGATGAGCGCGGCCGATGCCGACAGCCCCGAGACTGCTACGCGGAACTTACTCATCTGCGTCCTCCCGATCCGTGGCGCGCCGCTTTCGCTTCTGCACCCATCCGCGTTCCTCGGCCCAGTTCCGGCCGAACCGTCGCCACCACAGATCGAGGATCATCAGCAGCGTGTAGAGCGCGGCCAGTGCGGCCGCGATGTCGGTCCACGACGTGATCGCGATCGCGCCCCAGGCGCTGGCGACCTTCGCCGTTCCGACCGTGATGTCATGCTGCTCGGCAGTGGCCATGGCTTCCTTTCAGACGAAGCAAACGGTGGATGAATAGGCGCTGCTGATGTCGCCGGTGATCGGGTCTTGTGCGCGGTACCAGGTGGTCGGGCCACCGCTCCAGAAGCTCGAACCTGCGATCCATCCACCGCTCGCAGGCGGCTGTGCTGCAGCACTTGCGCCTGGGGCGTAAGCGTCTGACCAGGTGACGACGCCGGCGGCGCTGATGCGGAACAGGCACCACAGCTTTTTTGAGTACGCCCAGAGCCCGTTCTTCGGGATCGCATGCGCCGATGTGGCCTGACCCTCGGCGAGTGACCTCGGCGTGAATGCCCCGTCGGGGAACACGACCTCGTAATAGGTCGAGCGGGTTCCGGCTTTCGTGATCACGTAGTAGATGCCGCCGACGTCCTCGAACCCGTCGGTGACGAATGGCGCCGGCAGTGTGTCGAACGATTCGCTGGCGACCTGGACACCGTTGAACGCCAGCGATATCTGCCAGGTGCTGACAAGCGGGGTGCGTCGGTCGCGTGCGGTGTAGGTGCTGCTGTCGTATGTCACCGACCATTCCTGGTACTCGCGGATGGTCTCCGAGTAGCTGCTGTAGGAGATGGTGATCTCGCGCGGGACACCGACGTCGTCAAAGTACATGCCGACCACCCGGCCGACGATGACCAGGCTGCGCACTTCGGTGACCGAACCGAGGGGCCGGTCAAGCTCGTCTTTCGGCAGATCGGCCTGGCCACCGGCCGGCGAGCGCTCGTCTTCGATGGTGATGCTGCCCAGGGTCTGCAGGTGAGTACGGAGGGTGGTGAGCGACAAGGTCGGCGCAGTGGTTCCGGACGACACGTCGATCCGCACGAAGCCGGCAGCGCGCTCGACGGTTCGCGGCAATTGCCAGAGGCCCTGATAGACGGTGATATCGGGCACGTGATACAGGCCGACGATGACGCTGCTACCGTCCTCGCTGATGTCGCAGACGCGCGGCGCAGTGCGGATCTGCCCCTCGTTGATGAAGACGTAATCGGTGAGTGCCTTGAGATCGACTGCCGGGCTTCCCCCGTCGATGGCGTGCGACAGATCGACATTCACCGGCGGGAATGACGCCTCACCGAACCGGCCGAACTTGCGATAGGTGACGCGGATCTGGGTCTGATAGGTGCTGAGCGCCGGCAGCGAGAACTGCCACACCACGCCAGCGCTGTCGCGCCACAGCCAAGCCGGCGCGTTGCCGACGAGCGCTTTGCCATATATCTGCGGTACTTGGCCGCTGAGCACCACCTTGTGCAGCCACTGGTGGCCCAGCTCGGCGTCTTGCGCCAGCTGCTCGGTGGTGCGCGTGAGTTCGGGCACACCGGCCAGGTGCAGCGCCCAGGCGTCAGCGTTTGACGGCTGGCGGTAGATGAGCGTGTCATCGTTCGGCAGCGTGAGCATGCCGGACTGCACCAGCCCGTGATACGGGTGCCCGACGAGCTCGACCTTGTCGAGCAGGCGCGTCGGAGACGGCGCGTTGATGGCATCCAGCGTGCTCACGGCGTCGGGTCCGCGAAGCGGATGGATTTTCCGCTGGTGAGCTTCACCCGCTTGATCGGCTTGACAACCCAGGTGAAGGCGCCGTCGGTGCTGGTGACGGTTTCGTCGGTCCAGTACTCGCGATCAGCCACTGCGGTCTCCTGCAGGTCGCCAGCGCCGCCTGACGTACCGCCGCCACCCGACTTGCTTTTGCCCACCGCTGGCGGCTTCGCGCCCTGCGCCGGCTTCGGCTCGAACGGCGGGCGCGTGCCCTGCGTCATGCCACCGCCGGCCAGGTCACGTGCGCCGATGCGCTCCAGCGCTTTCGAGATGTCGCCCACGGCTACACCGCCGACTCGATGACGTTGGCCACCGTCAGGCCCAGGTCGGTGTAGTCGGTGCCCACAGTGCCGGCCGAGGTGTCGAAACGCATGTGGATGGGCTTGGCGTTGCCCGCGCCGCTGAGCACGGTGTGGCCGAGGCTCAGCGCTGCGCCGCCGGTGGCCGAGGTGAGGCCGCCCGATGTGGCCGCCAGCTTGATCGACGCCGCGGCGAGGCCTGAACCGCTGGCGCTGTCGGTGACGCTGACCTGCACGTTCGTCACACCCGGGTTCGTGCTGTCCTGCAGCTGCTGGCCGGCGTCGGGGTTGCCGAAGTAAATCAGCCTGTCCCCCTGGGTCGAGAAGTGGCGCAGCGAGCCAGCGAAGGGGATGGTCAGGCCGGCGTCGGCGAAGAATCCGAAGCTCATAGGATGGTTACCTCGAACAGGTCTTGAGGGATGGCAACGGCGTAGGCGGAGGGCTTCGGCAGTGTGATCGGGTCACGCACTGCGGCCTCGATCTCCGGTGCCTGCACGCTGAGGGCGTAGGGGTAGGCTGGCGCGTTGGCGTCGAAGTCGGCGCCGGCCTTGGCGTTGGTGCTGAAGCCGATCATGGTCGCGTCATCGAATTCGGGCGCACCGGTCACCTGCCCGATGTACATGTCGCAGACGCAGCCGAGCTGCGCGGAGCCCGGCGCGGGCGTTGTATCGACCGGTGCGGTCGGCGCTTCGACGGGGTCATCGTCCTGCAGGCCAACGGCGCTGAACCCGGAAATCGCAATGTCGAACTCGGTGTCGTGCTCGCCGGTTTCGATGTCCATGCGGTGCGCCAGGCTCACCACCTTGCCGAGTGCATGCACGGCTGCGGTATCGATCTCGATGCGCCGGCTCAGGTCGATGCCGGCGTGCAGGGGCGTCATCGCCGACACGCGCGTGTCGCGGTGCGCGGCGAGTATCTGGCAGCGCGACTGCGCCACCAGCGTGCGCACGGCGTTCTGCGCCGCAGCGCGGTCGGTGCGGCCGGCGCCGCCGTAGTCGAGCGACACGTCGCCGATGGTCGGAAGGGTCAGGGTCGGTTCGGCGTCGGGCTCGCTGAGCCATGCGCCATCGTCGAAGCCCGCGTCGAGCACGGCGCCGTTCGAGGTTTCGCGCGAGAGGCCGAGCGCGTCGATGGACGCCTGCGCGGCGACGGTCAGGCGGTATTCCTCGGTGACCCACTGCACCCAGCGGTTCGAGAACCCCGCAGCGAAGCCGAGCGCGAGCTGCGGCGCGTCGGTGACGCTGATCGAGGTGAAGACCGTTCCACCGCTGCCGGACGATTCGTACTGCCCAGGGTCGACGGGGACGAAGTTGATTTCACCGCGCAGTTGCCAGCCATTCATGCCGGACAGCGCCTGCTCGATCATGTCGCGGTTCGGGATGTCGAGGCCCTGCGACGTGTACTGATTGATGGTGCGTTCGAAATTGACCGACACCACGCGGGCGCGCAGGCGCGGGAAGCGGTACTGCAGCACCGTTTCGACCTGGTTTCGGATGGCGTTGCGGTCGGCATTTTTCGCGCGCAGCGAGCCGTCGAAGATGCTGGCCTCGGTCAGCACGAGCACCGGGTCGGCCTCGATATTCCACGGGGTCACACGCGCCGACTGGTACGGATCCAGATCGAGCGAAGCGGGCACGCTGGCGAGCCGGGCATCGGCGTACTGCAGCATGTCGGACGACTCGCCACTGACCGCTTCGGAGTAATAGCCGCCGACGTTGGTGTCGACCCATTCTTTCGGCAGGCTGCGCACGACCTGCTGCAACTGGTCGGTGCACTCGAATGCGACAAGCCGCGCTGTCAGGTCCAGATCCGGCACGTCGACCACGCCCGTGAAGAGGCGGCGCGCCTCGATGGCGTTGCCGGCGACGTCCTGCTGCGCGATGTCGATTGTCACTGCTGCACCGGTCCAGTCCGGCAGCGTGATCGGGCCCGGCGCCGGCTTCATAACGAAGGACGCGACGCGGGCCTCGCCTTCCCCTGCCTCGATGCGGATCTCCCCCGTCAGGCGCGCACTGACATCGACACCGCCGAGCGTGACGACGGGCCGCCAGCGCGACGGGCTGGTGATGGTCGACGACTGCACGGTGATGATCAGCGGCAGCGCGATGTCGATCTCCTCGACGACGCTGATGCGCAGCGGCAGCGCGAACGACTGGACCGGAACGACCGACACCGTGATCGGCAGCGCGATATCGATCTCTTCGACGACGCTGATGCGGAGCGGCAGTGTTAGCGACGCGCCACTGGGTGGCGGACTGTCGTCGAGCGGACCCGAGCCGTACGTCGCCGACCCGTATGTGTGCAGCCCGTACATCAGCCGTGCATCGCCGAGCGAATGACCACAGCCCACTGCCAGGTTTCCCCGGCTGCTCCGGTGACGAGTACATCCACGACGCCCCCGAGTTCGAGGTCGCGGCCGACTTCGATCGGATCACTATTCACGCCGATGCCGATGCTGCACGTCACGCCCGCACTTGCGGCGATCACATCCGGCGTGGTGGCATCGACGATCACTGGCGCCGCGCTATCTCCAAGGCGCATGACACCCGCCTTCATGGTCGCGGCATACATGGCGTTCGTCGGAGAGGTGCGAAGCGCGACCACCTGGATATCAAGCAGCATTGCGCTGATGGCAGGCGGGGCAAAGCCTATGCCCCTCGCGCTGCGGGCTGGCGACGGTTCGTCATTGGTCGTCGTCGCGGCGCCGGCCCATTGCACACCGTGTGATGCCGAGAAGCCCGAGCACACCGACTCCATGACGCCACCCCGCGATCTCGCGCCGACCGCAGTTGCGCCGATGGCCACAGCATCGGTGATCGCGCCGATGGCAGTCCCGTCTTCCTCGAAGACCCGCGCGCCCGCGCCGAGCGCTGTGCCGCCCTCGATGTCCTCACGGACTTGCGCGCCCAGCGCCGGGGACCACGCTTCGACGTGTGGCGTAACGGCGGGAGCCGAGAGCGCGCAGGCGACGATGTACATGATCGCCGGCTCCGGTCCGTCGGAGATGTTGATACGCGACCCCGACGCCGAAGAGGCGGTGACTCTCGTACGCTCAAGATATCCTCCGGACGTGATCCGACCGACACCCAGTTCCCACGCCGCTCCGTCCTCGATGCGGTACGAGATGCCGATGGGTAGTGTCAAACCGAGCGCATCGACCACCGGACTCACAGCCCGATATCCCGGTGCCGCGCCGCTCATCGACTGCACCTCGTCGGTGCCAGTGCTTTCGATGATCATTGCCACTTGATCGAGAGCGAGCATTACTGTTCCTCAGCAGAGATCGACCAGGAGCACTCGGCGCCACCTTGGTCGAACGATTCATCGGGCGGGCTGGCGATGACGGTGATCTGCGGGAAGTACCAGACCGCATAACTGACGGCGCCGGCCACGGCGGTGACGGTGGCAACGTGTGTTGCGATCGAAACAGGGGTTTCGACCTCTCGGCCGTCGGCGAGGTGGGCGTGCGCGAAGGGCTCGTAACCGATGTCGGTGCGGCGCGCCACCGGCAGGGCGATGGACGTGCTCTGCGAGCGGATCGCGCGCGGCAGGCCACACTTGAGCGTGAGCGGGCCGGTGTAATCGAGCGCATCGAGGCCGAGCGGGCACCAGCCGTTGCCGCTCAGCGTGACCGCCAGCTTCTGCCACTGGGTCTGCTTGAGGGCAGCGCCGTTCATCATGCGGCGCATGGAAGCGCCGCCGGTGACGGTGATCTGCTGCTGCAGGTCGAGGGCGGCGGTCATCGGTACGACGACGCCCCCGAGTTCAAAGGCACGTCCTGCGTTCATCGGCCCACCTTCAGCGCTTCGCGGCGCAGTTTCTTTTCGAGGGTGCGCGAGGTCGCGCGATCGATCTGCACCGGCACCTGGCCGACGCCGGGGATGTTGAAGTAGGCGGGCTGCAGCGCGCGGTCCTGCACGGCGCTGGACAGGCTGGCGCTCGCGCGCGAGGCGCTTTCACCGATGGCGCCGCCCATGGCGTAGCGCGGCAGCTGCATGTTGTTGATGGCGTTCATGAAGCTGTCGCCGTAGTACTGGGCAGCGCGCTGGCGGATCATCCACTCGCCGTTTGAACCCCACATCAGGATGCTGTCCGACGTGCCGGTGCCGGGGCCGCGCAGCTTGCCGCCGGTGGCCTTCTTCGGCAGTTCGCCAAGGATTTCTGCGGAGCGCTTATCGTCGGCACCACTACCCCCGGCCGGTACCGTCACCACGGGCAGCACGACGGGGTTGTTCTTCAGCTTTTCCTGCAGCGCAGCCACCAGCTGATCCATGCTCGCCGCCGCACCGGCTTCGTCGAAGCCGACGCTGATCGTCTTCAGCCATTCGGCATCGGTGCGCAGCTTGTTGATGGTCTCCTGAACGGTCGCCAGCCTTGCCTGCTCGGCCTGCTCGGCACCGACGGCCGCCTGGTCCTGCAGGGCCTTCACCTGCTTGGCGAGATAGCCCAGAACATCTGCGCTCGATCCGCCCGCCTTGTCGATCTCGCTGATCAGCGACTTCGCGCGCTCACCGGCACGGATGGCGTCCTCGAAGTTGCCGCCGGCCAGCGCCTGACGCGACCGCGCAATCTGCGCCTGCACGTCGCCGGTGTTCGCCTCGCGCTCAGGTTTGCGACTCTGCCCGATACCGGCGATGAAGTCGTCGTTCGACTTCGCCAGCTGCTCGCGGCGCTTGCGCGCGCTGTCCAGCGCCTTGTTCGCGTCGTCGTAGGCCTTCAACTGGTCGCCGAGCTTCTGCTTCAGCGTGGCGAGCACCTGGTCCTTCGCCTGCGCCTGGCGGGCGTTGAAGTCCTGGATCAACTGCACGCGGCGGTTGTTGATGTTCGCCAGTTCGCGCAGGCTGTCTTCGTAGGTGCGCGCGTCGCGCGCGGCGTCGATGGCCGACTGCGGCGTGACGTTGCTGTTCGCGGCGGCACGGTTCTCCAGATTCGAGCGGGCGCGGTAGTACTCGGCAGCCGACTTCAGCCGCTCTTCGTAGGCCGCGCGCTCGCTGGCACTCAGTTGGGCGATCTGCTCCGAGTTCAGGCGGACGGCGTCCTTCGCGAAGGCCGTGGCTTCCATCACGGCCTTGTTCTCGGACAGGAATTTCTGGTCGTCGCGGGCCAGCTTCTCGGTCACGTCGCTGTACTCGCGCATGGCGGCGACCAGTTCGAGGATCTTCTGCGTCGACATGCCGATGACGACAAGGGCAGAGCCCTTTCCGATGACCGACAGGAAGCGCTCTGCCGCGGCTGTCGCGAGCGCGGTACCGGCGCCCGCCGAAGCCGCTGCAGACGCCATCGTGAGCAGCGAGCCATTCAGCAGCCCCAGCGCGCCGGCAGCCTTGACCACCGCCAGACCGGCGATGACCGGCGCCAGTGCCTGCAGTGCTCCCGCGAGGGCGACAGCTGCATCGGTGACCGCTGCGATGATGTTGATGGCGTCCGACATCACGTCGGACAGCTTCTGCGCGAAGGCGTCGAGGTCGCCGTTCTCGGCCGCCTCTTCGATTCGCGCCAGCAGGTTCTCGATCTGCAGCGCGACGGTGTCCATCACGCCAGACGCCGCGATGCGCTGCTGGAACTCGGTCAGCCGGTTCGTGATGCGGTTGAGCTGCGCGCCCAGCGAGTCGGACGCCGTTTCGAGGCTCCCGCCCACGCTGCGCTGCAGTTCGGCGGCGAACTTCGGCAGGAAGTCGGCGGCGACCACCTCGCCCTTCTTCAGCATGCCGTCGAGTTCCTGCGTTGTGACACCGATCGCGCGCGCAGCGATCTGGAACGCCCCAGGGATACGCTCCCCGAGTTGGCCCCGAAGTTCCTCGGCCTGTACATTCCCCTTCGAAATCATCTGCTGGATGGCCAGCAGCGCGCCTTCGGTCTGTTCGGTGCTCAGCCGCATCACCGTGGCGGCAGACGCCACGGCGCGGAAGATGTCGCGCGTGGCCTCGCCTTCCAGCGCGGTGCCGCGCGATGCAGCCGACAGCTTGGCGTAGCTGCGCGCCGTGGTTTCGAGCTCGAGCCCCAGTTCTTCGACCAGGGCACGCACCCACGACAGTTCCTCGCCGGCACGCGACACGTCGCCGCTGAAGGCGAAGTCGAACTGCACCTGCAGCGATTCGGCGGCGAGCCCCTTCTCGATCACCGACTGCACAGCCGACAAGGCTGCGCGCGCCGCGACGGCAGCCGACACCACGCCCGCAAGCTGACCGGCGACACTGCTGCCTGCATTCGTGCCCGCGGCAGCCATGCCGTTGAGTTCTGCCCGCAGTTCGCTCACGCGCTGCTGCGCGATGGCCGACACGCGGGCGATCTCCGCAGGGCCGGCTGCGGACGCCTTGACGCGCTGCAGCGCGGTTTCGACGCCCATGATTTCGCGGCGCAGTTCAGCCGGCCCGCGCAGGTTCAGGGTGCGATAGGCGTTCGTGAGGCCCGCCGAGGCGCCACCCAGATCGCGCGTGCGCTGGACGGCGCCCTGCAGTTCAGTCGTCAGCTTTGCAACGCGCTGCTGCGCGGCGGCCGTCGCGCGCGCCAGTTCGTCCGGCGCCGCGCCGCTGCGGCGCACGCGTTCCAGCGCGGCGTTCGTCGCCTCGATATCGGCGCGGATGTCCTTGAAGGTCCGCACGTTGAGCGTAGCGAAGGCGGACGACACGTCCGCGATCGACTTGGGTGCCAGGCCGAGTTCGCGGCGCAGGGCCGCCACCTGCTTCTCTGCGGCGGCGGTTGCGCGTGCGATGTCCAGCGGGCTGGTGGCGTTCTGCTTCACGCGGGCCAGTTCCGCGTTCACGCCGGCAATGTCGGCGCGGATGTCCGCCACCGACCGGATCTTCAGCGCCCCCATCGCCTGGGAGAGCGCGGACACTGCGGCCGGCGAGCGCTCAAGTTCGCGGCGCAGCGCGGCCGTCTGCTTCTGCGCGGCCGCCGTCGCTCGGGCGATCTCTTCAGGCGCGGCGCCGCTGGCCTTGATCTCGTCCAGCGCGTTGCGCACCGCCTTCAGGTCGCCCGCGACGCTCTTCACGTCGCGCAGACCCAGCGTCTTGAACGCCAGGGTGAGCGAAACGTCTTTGTTCAGCGCCGTCATGCGTCAGCCGCCTTTGCCCTGGGCCTTCTTCGCCACGTCGGCCGCGCGCAGGAAGAGCGCGTACGGGTAGCTCCACACATTGGCGTGGCCCAGCTGCTCCAGCATCAGGGCGCCTCGCTCAATGTCAGCCCGGACGTCATGCGTTCGACCAGGTCGGCTGCCCACTGGTCGAGCACGGCGAAAAAATCCGGGTTCAGTGCCTTCACCGTCTCGAAGACCGCACGGAACTCCGACGGCGTGAGACGGCTGCACCGCGCATCGTCCAGATCAGTGAAGCGCTTCAGATCGCTGATCGAGAAGCCGCCCAGCACCGACGCGACGAACAGGTCGCCGCGGTCGGGCGACTCGGCGCCCGCCACGGCCGAATGCTCGCGGCCTTCGGCGCCGGCAAGGTGCGCGCGGATCTCCGCAAGGGTGATCTCGCGCACCTTGACGATGCCGGCCTCGCGGGTCGGCACCTCGCTGACCGCAGCAAGCTGCGTCATGCCGCGACGCCCAATTGCTGGATCTTGAAATACTTCGACAGGCCGCTACCGATGATGGTGGCGTCCTCTTCCATCGTCATCGAAAGCGACAGGGTGCCGAAGTCGTCGCCGATCAGCGAAACATCGCTCGACAGACCCAGCTTGACCTTGTAGAAGCGCGCGGTCACGGGCTCGCCCGAAACCGCGTCCTCCCCGATCAGCCGCACACTGACCAGAGGCGCCGACGAGATCAGTGCCTGAATGTCGACGACGGAACTGGCGGTGTAGCTGATGGTGATGTCTGCGTCTGCAACGAGGCCGACAGTCGTCACCGTGTCCTTGAAGCGTATGCCGGCGCGCTCGACGACGTAGTCGTCGGTATCCACAACAGTCGCACCGACCTCGACGACAGGCGCGACGGTGGTATCGATCATGCGGGCGGTCATGACGAAGGTGCCGGCGCCGTGGAACACGTGCGCCTCGTCCGCGACCACACCACCGGCAACATCGGTGGCGCTGCCCCACAGCGCCAGCGCCATGTTCTTCGGGTTGAAGTTGCGCGGGTCGATCTGACCGGTGACTTCATTGACGCGGTCGGCCGAGGCATAGGTGCCACCCGCCGCCGAGCGATAGTTCGGCAGACGCCGCTGTTCGACGTCGTAGTTGAAGCTCAGCGTCGATGCGTTGCCGATGTCGCGGAAGTTGCGGCTGTCGAACGGGATCGCCGGGTCGTACAGGGCGATCTCCGGGATGCCGGACAGAATGGATGCCTGCAGCATGGTGTGTCCTTTCAGGTGGTGGTGGGGTTGATGACCCGGCGGTACTGGTTCCACCGGCTTGCGACTTCAACAGGCAGGATCGCGGCCCGCGCGAGCGTGTTGCCCTCGCTCGTGCTGGCGATGCAGGTCAGGCTGTACGTGACGCCCGGCGAGCCGCCGACGAGGCGCTGCAGCACGCGGCCACCTTCGATGACAGGGGCGCCGGACTTGATCGAGTTGGGAGAAGCGTCGGCGCCGCCGACGACCTCGACGGCGATTGAAGGCGTGCCGATCAGGGTTTCGCCCTCGATGAGTTCGAGTGCGAAGTCGAAGGCGCAGGCGAAGGCCTCTTGCGGGTCCTTGAACGGCCAGCGCGCGGCGTACGGGGCGCTCATGCAACAAACTCCCTTCGAATGGATGCGCCGGCCACGAAGCGCTTGCGGACGACGAGGTCGAACACCTCGCCGACCTGCCAGCGGATGACCAGGTCCGATTCAGATACGGCGATCAGCGACCACGACAGGTCGAGGCTGTTCGAGGCGACCAGCTGCGCGATGACTTCCCAGCGCGCGGTGATCTCGCGCATGACGCCGGTGACGATGTCCCAGCGCATGTCGGCGTCGGCGCCGACCGAAGCGAGAAGCGACCAGCGCGCGTTGATGGACTGCTGCACGCGCGCGACGAGCGACCAGTGCAGGCTGAGCGACGCGGCGACGACGCCAACGGCTGCAGCCATGTCCCATGCGAGCACGCTGTCGGCACTTACGGCAGTGACCAGACGCCAAGCTGCGGCGAGGTCGGACCGCACAGCCGACACCATCGCCCAGCGCAGCGTGCTGTCGGCGGCGATGGTCTGGACGACGTGCCAGGGCAGCGCGATGTCGCGCGCGACTGCGTTGAGCAGATGCCAGTGCATAGAGGCATCAGCGGTGACCGGCGCCAGCGCGGACCAGCGCAGCGCGAGGTCGGCCGAGACGATGCCCAGCGTGGCGGCGATGTTCCAGAGGGCGGTGACGTCGGACTGCACTGCGGCGAGCATTGCCCACTGCAGGGTGGCGTCGGCCTGTGCGGCCTGCAGAAGCTTCCACGCGATGAGCTGGGTCTGCTCGACCGACTGCTGCTGATTCCAGGCGAATGCCTGGTCTGCCGCCACGATGGACTGCAGCGCCCAGCGCGCGATGAGATCGGCCGATGCAGGCTGAAGCATGGACCAGCGCAGCGCGGCGTCGGACTGGACCGGCTGAAGCAGCGCCCAGCGGATGGCGGCCTCGACAGCTACGGTGGATTTCAACGACCAGCGCAGCTGCGTGTCGGACTGTACGGGGGCAGTGACATAGCCCAGCAGCGCGGCCATGCGCTCAGCAATCGTGATGATCTCGGTGCTGCCCTCGAAGTGCAGCGTGTCGTAGGCCGGCGTCGGGTCGTCGAGGTCGAGAACGCCCGCGACGTGCTCGTTGCTGGACAGGCTGGCGATTGCCGAACGGAGTAGCACACCGTTCGCCTTCGGCTCAGGGTTCGCCAGGCAGGGCATCGTCAGCACCCATTGCGCGGTCTGACCGGCCGCTGCGAAGGCGTCCATGATCTCGTCCAGCTTTCCGGCGTACAGCGTCGGATCGTAGGCTGTGCCGGTCGCGGTATCGGACATCGATCCTTCGCCCTGCCACCACAGCACGTAGCGGAAGCTTCCCAGCTTCTGTGCGGTAGCGAGCATGGCGCCGTAGAGCGTGCCGGTGTTCGAAGGGCTGCCGGCGTTCCACTGGTCAATGTTCGTGCTGCCGCGCGCCGCCGGAACAACGCCGATTGGCACACCGGACTCCATCGCGAGCGTCGCGAGGTGACCGTAGTACGATCCGTCGCCCGCGCCACCGGCGTTGAAAGCGGTGTAGACCGCATCCGACGGGATATGGAACGGCTTGGCCGATGTCTCGAAGTTCTCGCGCCACACGTGCGCGAAATCGAACTCGACCGCCTTCCATGTCGGGTTCGCCGCCGGCGCGACCGGCTGCAGGTAGCTCGGCGACCAGCCGGCGGCGTTGCTCTGCCCTGCGCACAGGTACAGGTCGCCCACGCCGACATATGACAGTGCGGCCGAGACGGACGGATTCGCGGCGAAGCGCACTTCGAGCGCACCTTGTGCCGGACCCTGCAGCGTCACGACCTCATCGAACTCGCCGCCGGTCGGGGTTGCATCGAGCGTGGCCCAGCTGCCGCCGTTGTAGCGCCACTCGATCGCACCCTCGGGGTCGCCGTCATACGTGCCGGTGACGCGCACGCCCGTCGCCTGATTGGCGCCGTCGCGCTGGAACAGGCGGTAGTCGACTGCGCCCATTGGATCCGGATCGGCACCGATCATCGGCACCGTGAAGGCGATCGAGTCGGCCTCGACAGTGATGTTCGCCACATCGGCCGACACGATGGCGGTGTTGTTGCCGTAGCGCGCGCGCAGGGCTGCGGCAGACGCTACGGCCAGCACCGCCGCGCCTGACCATGTGCCACCGGCTGCGCTGAATCCAGACAGCGTCACCCAGGACGCTGCGCCGTGCTGCACATCGACGCCGGTCGGTGCCGTGCCGGTGTACGTGCCGCTGATCGTGGTCGTGGTCGGGACGCTGCTACCGGCGGCCGGCGAGGTGATTGCCAGGCTGTCGCTTTCGACCTCGTTCGCCTCAAGCGCCCAGAAGTCGCGGCCGACGTTGCGCGTCGCCTCGTCGTCGAGCGACGAACCGCCCCAGAACCGGACACCGTGGATCGCGACATCGACGACTGCGGTCGTGCTCTGGTTCCATGCGATGTAGATCCGCTTCGCACTGGTGTCGGTCCAGTCCGTGCTGTCGCTGCCGGCGTTGTAGCGCGCAACGAGGATGCTGGTCGGCGTCGCCTCCTGCGTCCAGACGTTGGTCACGCCAGCGCGCCGACGGAACCACAGAATGACGGTCTTGTTGACGCCGTAGATGGTGGCGGTGACCGCCGTACCCTCGCCGGTCGAGCTGTTCGCGTTCAGAAACCAACCGTTGCCGATGGATTCGCTGATCGTGAAGTCCACCAGCGCCGTGCCCGCATCGTTGCGGATAACCAGCGCCTTGATGGTGTTGTTCGTGGTCGGCAGGGTCGGACCGGTCGTGAAGATCACGGCGACTTGGAAGTCGCCGGTACCTACCTGCATGCCCTGACCGGTGAAGGTCAGGTTGTTGTAGCTGCCAGATGCACCGGATCCGCCCGGGCGGACGCCCTGAATTCCGTTGTATGTCGGATAGCTGCGGTTGCCGCTGACCGTCAGCGATGGCGCAGAGCCGCCACCGAACAGGAATGGCTGCGCCTCCGGCAGGCTGCCCATGCCGGTGAAGTCCCAGGCGAGCGTGATCCCCGCCGCTGCCGGGTTGTCCGGATTGCGCGCGAGCGGCAGGGTCCGCTGGTCGTGAGCGACAGCCATCTGAAGGTGCCGTTACGCCGCCGTATCGCCCTGCACGCGCAGGGTGACCTGGTCGTCGTTGTACGCGGCGGCATCGGCACTCACGATGCGCTTCACCCACACGGCGCGGTGCTCGCCGGCCGGAATGGTGCCGAGGGCGAGCGCTGCGCCGAGATTCGCCGCTGCACTGAAGGTGACGCCGGTCGGCGCGGTTGATTCGTTCGCGACGGTCTGCTCCGTGCCATTCACGGCGGAGCTGCCGACAGCGATCTCGACACTGGTGTCGGCACTGGGCGTGTTGCTCTGGATGAAGATGACTGCGTTCTCCAGATCAAGCGTGGCGTGCGCGTTGTGCACGTAGAAGCAGCGGTATTCGGTGTCGCCGGCCGCCGATTCGGCGCTGCCGACGATGTCGAACAGGTTGTGCAGGCCGGTACCGATTTCGGTGCTGCTCTTCGCGCCGCCCAGCGAAGCATTGGGGTCGGTGTTCGAACCGCCGCCGGACAGGCGGAACTCGATGTCAGTGGGTGCGATGGGCACGTGATGTCCTTTCAGGTTGCGACAGCCACGAACTCAAGTCCGAAGCCGCAGGCATGCGACTCGACGCCCGCTTCGGGGAACATGGCGGGGGTGTCGATCGGCATGAGGGGTTTTGGGAAGCCTTCGGGGCGGTAGCCCAGCAGCGCACCCAGCACGCGGCCGCACAGGTCGGACAGCTGGGCCGAGGCCGGGCCCGACGGGTCGTTCTCGGTGCCTTCGCGGCCGGCGACGATGACGTGCCACTCTGCGCGCAGGCGCGCCTCGCGCGGCAGCGGGCGGTCGCTCGGCACGACGTGGAAGCC